CCACTTGGTATTGTATCGCCATCAACATAATAAACAGGATTTTCTAAATCATCTTCTAAAGTTCCAAATTCTGAAGAGGATTCTATGTCTCCCACAGATACAGAATTTTCTCGTATTAATTTAGGTGATACTGTTTCTAGTTCTTGTGCAATAACTCCTATCTGCGACCATGCTTTATCACCATACTGACGAACATCGTCTTTCTTTTTAAAGTTTCTAACTTTAACAGCTTTTATATCATCCCATTGGCTATTAGCATCTGTAATATCTTGTTTTATTCTTTCATCCGATATAGCACCATAACTGTTGTCGTGATTTTTAACGTCACCATCACTATCTATTCTAAGTCTATTTGTAGAACCATTACCATCATCACAATACAAAAAGGTTGATGTGTTATTGTCTGGTGCTTGTGTAAAACGCCAAAGATGCATAAAAACATTTCCAGAACCAACAGTATTGTTAAATCTTGAAACATAAGAATTAACACTACCAGAAACAGTAAACAGATTAGTGGGAGTTACACCACCAATTCCAGTTGAAGAATTAATAATAACATCACCATCATTTTTAATTCTCATTCTTTCAGTCATGGTTGTACCACCATCAGCAGTAGTCCAAAACTCAATTCTTCCGGGCATATCGTTGCTTCCGGGAGTACCGTCTACAGCAGCACGAATTGAAGCTACAGGGTGTGCACGATCACCACCATCTGCACCTATAAAATTAATAATTCCGACATCATCGCCATCTTGAACAATAGTATCAGAGTTAAGAGAAGTACCTCTGCTTTTACCTAAAAGTAAATATGCACCAGCATCGTCATCTGCATTTCGCCAAATACTTACCTGTCCACCTTTATAATCTGTTCCTTCAATTTGAAGACCCGGCATTTGTCCACCAATAGTTTCTGGAGTTGCCAAACCAAGACAAACAACATCGTTGCCACCATCAACAAACAACTTATGTGTTTGTCCATTAGATTCAACCCTGAAGTCTACATCAGCACTATCTTCATTAAAAACTGCACCACCGTCTTGAGTTAATGCACCATCTATATCTACAACATCAAGATTAGTTGTTCCATCTACATCTATAGCACCAGATATGTCTAACGAACCAAATGAACCTACACCAGTTGTTGTAATAGCTGAAGAGCCTGTATCAATAGTTCCAAAACCACTTGTTATACTACCTGAGTCTAACGCTCCTACTGAAACTAAACCAGTAGCAGTCGTTATAGAATTTTGTGTTGCTGTGGCTACTGTACCTGTCAAGTTACCTGCAACATTACCTGTTACAGCACCTGTTAATGCTCCAATAAACCCTGTAGCAGTTACTTTGCCTGTACTTGGATTGTAAGTTAATGTTCCATCTGATTCAAGACCTATATTACCACCATCAACATCACCACCTGCTGTAAATATGATAGCGTTATCTTCATTTGTACTTTCATTATCCGTAATTGTTACTGTTGTTGCAACTGTAGCTACATCTGCTGTACCTGTAACATCACCAGTTATATCACCAACAAAAGCTGTAGATGTAATACTCGTTGCACCTGTAACTACTCCAGCATCTATACTAATTGTACCATCAAGTAGAATCGCTGACCCTGAAGCAGGTTCAATATTTATTGCAGCTCCAGAATCTAAAGTCAATACTCCTGCCGAATTAATATCTACTGTACCATCAGCAGTAATTTCTAAGTGTGCCGCAGCACCTGCAGTATCTACTGTTACTAAACTTGTTGCACCATTTGTGCCGACAGTTGTTGTAAAAGTATCACCACTTGAACCTGTCATAGTAATAACTTTTCCATCTACAGCTACTTCATCAACTGTAAGAGCAGTTAACGTGCCTACAGATGTAATATTTGCTTGAGCAGCTGTACTTAAAGTACCTGCAAGTTCACCAGAAGAACCATATATAACTGCCTTACTATTAACGACACTATTTGCACTTGCCGTATCTAATAAATTTAATTCAGCTGCAGTAGAAGTAATAGCAGTACTATTTATTGCTAATTTACCTGTTGGAACATTAAAAGTTCCATCATCCTCAACTGTTGCTACTACTGTACCATCATATTGTTGAAATATAATGTCCTTAGCATCTGTAAGAGGTTTAATTACTACATCACTAGAAGAATTTGCAATGCTTAATTTATTCCCTACTAAACCTAAACTACCATTATCTTCAACACGAATTACTTCAGTTCCATCATATTGTGAAATAACTAAATCATCAGAATCTACGGCAGGTTTCATTATAACTTCACCTGCTGTACCATCTAAATCAAAAGCAATTTGGTCAGTTCCACCATCTTGAAGTTTAATATCACCAGTAGTTGAATTTAAATGCAACTCTCCAGTTGAATCTATTGATATTGGTGTTGCTGCAATCGTTAATCCTGTTGTACCATCATGTGTAAAAGTAGCATCACTCCCCAAGCCTAATGAAAGAACAGCAGAATCCGATAACAATTTTACATCATTACCTAATATAGCATCTTTAGCTACGGATAGCCCACCATCTGTTTGTAGAGAACCGTCTAATGTAGATGTAGCATCTGTAGCATTATCTGTTTTAATTATACCACTAGATGTAATAGCACCTGAAGCAACAGTACCTAAACCACTAACATTACCACTTGTATCAAATGTATAGTTACCATCTGAAAATGTACCATCTATGGTTAAGTTACGAACTGTTCCTATATCTCTATTAGCATCGACAACCATAGCCTTACTAGCGGCAACTGTACCTGCGGTAATACCATCGAGCATCTCTAATTCTGCTTCAGCTAACTCAGCACCTGAACCTAATGTTAAAGAACCACCTACTGTAAGATTACCTGCCACAGCTAATGTAGAACTGGCTACTGTAGAATTAGGAGTTAAAGTAAGATGTGTTACATAACTTCCTGCACTTGCTATATCATTACCTAATGTTAGTGTACCACCATCAGCTATATTTAATTTCCATTCATCTCCTGCATCATCACCTTCATCAGCCATTAATGTAATAGCTAAACCTGCACCCTCAGTTGCAGCTATCTTTAGTGAATCGGTTGTAGTTTCATCATAACTAATTGCTACATTTGAATCTGAACCAAATATTAATTGTTCATTGTCAATAATTAATATATCATCTGAAAACTTAAAATAGTCTTCATCTTCCATCCATGTAAGTACACCATCGTTAGACTCACCATCAAAGGTTACAGCTATATCTGTACCTGAACTGCCATCACCTATTGTAAGTGACGTTCCGAGTAATTTAGTAATAGGACCACCTTCATTGGCTGTGCCATCATGTGTGTGTCCACTACTTGCTTGAAAGGCTGCTAATAGTTGGTCAAATTCATCATTGCTATCTGCAGCTGATATTACATCACCATCTGTAAAAGATGACTGTCTTGTATATGTTGCTCCCATTTACCTTCTTGCTCCTAATTGATATTCTAATTGAAATCCTTTTAATGAATAGGGTGCTGTTGTTGCATTATCATTAACTCGTAAGGCTACAGCAAATCCTGAACCTTCTACAGATTGTCGTATCAAGGGTTCTGATGGACCTCCATAAGTACCTGTACCATATGCAGATGTTCCATAAATAGCTACAACATCTGACGAATCTAATGCATATGCTGCAGGTCTTGCAGAGTTTTTATCCTCATAATCATATCGTATAAACAAATCAGCATTAATAGCTGATTCAGGTTTATAATTTACTAACACTCTTTGCATATGTTTACGTATTCCGGGGTCACCAAATGTTAAGTCAGGACTTCTATATCGACCTGATATTAGTTCCCCATCAAAACTATTACCTTTTTCTTGTCTATGAACATAACCATTAAACCCACCATGTAAAACTAAAACATCTCCTGCTTCTACAAAAGTATCTGTACAAGATGGTTTTATACCTCTTAATTCAGAAAATTCAAAGTTTTGTCCTTTCATAACACAGGTAACACCCTTTGATGAAGAAACAGCCTGACCATCTTTAGCAAAAAATAACCTATACTGGGTTTTATTAGGTATAACTACAGATTCAAATAATTCAGAATCTGTTAGGTTTTCTTCAAATATAGATTGTACATTTGAACTAATAGTTCCTAATTCAACGTCACCAATTCTAGCTGTACCTGCTATAGTACGTAATCCATCAGGTCCTAAAAATATTAAGTCACCTGCAAATTCTTGAATAGTATCACCATTTATACATCCTATATTACGTGTAACAGGAGTCATTGAAAAGTCAGCTTGTGAACTTCCCGATAATTTAAATATTCTATTTTTACAAAATATAAATAAATCACTTCGGAAAACTTTTAATCCAACTATAGTATCATCAACTCGTATACTACCAGCACCTATAGCTACAGAAAACTCAGTTTCTTCAAAAGGTGCAGAAAACACTAGTTCTTGTGGTGTACTAGACATACCTGAATAAAACATATGTTCTTTAAAAGCTACTACGTGTTTTGCACCAGTTACTGTAGGTGGAAATAAATCAGCTACTACAGTACCTATTGTGTGGTCATCTGCAACTGAACCATCTTGTGCTCTTGTTACCCCTGTAAGTGTAGTAGAAGTTTTACCTGTATAATCAAATATTTCACTATTAATTAATACAGAACCACTAGAATTAAAATTTGTAGTCGATTTAACTGTTACAGTACCTGAACCTGTCATTCCTGTTCCAGAAGCTATATCAGCACCTAATTGGGTTACATCACCTGTTGCAGCATTAGGTGATGTAACATTTGAAGCCACTATTGATGTATTAAATACAGTAGGAGCATTAGTTCCATCTACTACAATTAATTTATCAGTACCATCAAAATTATATCTTTCAAAATTATACTTACCTGCACTAGTTCTACCTGTATCTTTAGCTGTCCAACTTTCTGATACAGCATCATCTACAGCGTGTGTTGCAGCTGTTGTGCTTGATGCAGCTCTTGTTACACCTGAAAATGTAGTAGCTGTTACTCCTGTGTATGTAAATATTTCAGAGTTAATTTGTAATGTAGCTGTTCCTGAACCCCCCGGATCAGTAAAACCTGTTGTACTGTCAACTATTATTTCTCCTGAACCTGTCATTGCAGTTGTTGAAACTATTTTAGTATTTAATTCAGTAGAAGCCGAACTAAATATTTTTTCACCTCTAGCTGCTATTATTTTATTAGCAAAGGTTGCTGTCATTAAAACCTTTTCACTACTAGAGGATGTTTGAGGTACTATATGATTTACATATTTTCTAAAGCCGTTAATTCTTTTATAGCCACCTTCAATATCAGGTTCAAAGTTTTGTAACTCTAAAGCCTGTCCGGGTTGCATAATAAAAGTAGAACGGCTTTTAATTAAACCACCTTCGCAAACAAAAGCTGATGGTTGTACTTGGTCTTGGGCAGCCATATTAATTTACTCTTGTAGATATATTAGACGTATTATGATGTCCTGCTTGTGGTATATATGTAGAACGAATATATTCAAACCTATTAACTAATAATGTTTGCATATTCTTAATACCCTGTTCAAATCTTTGCATATTTAATTGATATTGTTGTGTTTCACCTCTGTACTGATATACAAATGCTGTAGCACCATCTGCTATAATAGGTGCAAACCTATCAGGTACAGATGTAGTATCACTGTGTGCTGACATATCAGTAGGAAAAGTAAAGTAGTCGTATTTAATTGTAAAAGATTTTGTGGGGAAAGGATAAAGAATATAGTTATTATCAGGAGTTCTTGTTACATACTGTGGTACACTTCCTCCATCAAACTGCGCAACCTGCACTGCACTATCGTGAGAAGTAGCTGTTGTTCCATTAGCACCTCTTGTTGCTCCTGTAAATGTTGTAGACCCACCTATGGCTGTATAGGTTATTTGTTCATTGCCTACATATAATGTACCTGCACTATCAAATCCTGTTGTACTTACAACCGTAATTGTAGTAACTGAATCTGTATGAGAAGTGCTTAAAGTTGTAGTTTCTATTTCATCTTCTTGGGTTATGTATGCATTAAGATAATCATTATAGTTTAATATTCTTAATCTACCACCACTAGTTCCTAAGTCACTATCTTTAACTAATCTAAATGTATTATAATCTACAGTTTTAGCTGTAGTTGGAACTGAATATTTAAATGTTCCTGCAACTAATACTTCTGTATCGGTTGCGTGATTAAAAGGGTATTGAAATTCTTTTTGATTTATATAACGAATAGCTTCATTAACTGCATTTTTACATTGTATTTGAATACCTCTAGCAGATGAAAAATTTGCAGAAGTTAATGCTACTTCATTTAAACGTGCTATTACTCTATTTGTATGTGTAAGAAAACTCTCAGCCATGTCCTATCCTAAATGTAATGTAAGAGGGCAAATTACTCTGCCCCCTTATATATAGTTGAGTTACGCTAGTGTATCTCTGTCTACTTCATCAGCAGCCATTGTACCAACGTCATCAATGTCCATGCAAATAGCAAACATTCTGATTTTTCCACCAGTTGTTGTGCCTGTCATTGCTTGGATTTCAATGTCAATAGTATCTGAAGTGCCACCAATAATAACTGGAGCATAAGCTGCAGGAGTAGGAGCATAATCACCTACACTTGCACCATCAAAGTCAAAACCATCAACAAAGTTGTCGAGGTCTCCACCTGTTATGCCAAAGTCAAAGTCAGTATCAGTAGAAGTACCTGCGTGAGCTTCAGTAACTTCAAACCCTGCATGAAGAATAACAGTGTTCGCAGGAATAGTTAATCCCGGAATAACGTCATTAGCAGCAAGAGCAGTACCCTTATCTGTAACAGCAGTTGCAAAGTTAAGTTCGTGCTGAATAAAATAAGGTTGTCTACCTCTAGAACCCATACCTCTAGCAACTGAAGTTGTATTATCGCCTAATGCCATATTAAAATCTCCTTTACGCTAAGTGGTATTTAGCTCTAACAAGAGCTTCAGGTCTAAGTATCTTTCGACCATACAAATGCATACCTCTAACAATATCAGCAAAAGAATCAGGGTCTCTATAAGTCTCTGTTTTGTTGATTTGTTCAGCAGTAGCTACAGCAGAACTATGTCCTGCTACAATCACACCATAGTTTGTTGAACTGTTTGTGCCT